GGGCCTGCCGCAATTGCTGGCAGGGCTATTCCCATCACAAGGCGCTTGATACCGTCTGCCGCCGAAGATGGCAAGTAAGTACCCCTTACATCACCAGTTGTGGTGGTAGCTGTGGCGGTAGCGGCAACAGTCATAGTTCCAGCATCTTCAGCCAAAGTATTGTCCCAACCAGCGCGGGTAACGTAGCCTCTATCAATGATACGCAATGGTGCGCCCAAGATGTCGGTTGTACCTACCGCAACAGTTACCACGCTTGCGCCAGAAGAAACAACACTGGAAATTTGGTAGAAAGCTTTTTTACCACTTACAGTAGTAGACGCCACTGTTCCTGTTGCAATTACCTCGCTCATGGCTTGACCGTAGTAGTCGTAGCCAGAAACAGTAATGTTGACAGAAGTTGGAGAGCCAGCACCTGTAGTTGTAGAAACCGCACGAGGGCAGTCAAGTTGCAAGCCTGTACCACCGCCTGTAATCGTAGCGGATGTCACACCAGCACCTGCGGCAAGCGTTAGCGTGGTAGCAGTTGTGATAACAGCGGCGACAATGTTGGTTGTCAGTTTTGCTTGTGGTACAGCGTCCCAAACATAGAGGCGGCCTAACGGGCCAACACCTACGCTCATGGAAGATGGGTTTTGCAACAAAGCATTACCAGAACCAATGATGGTGGCGCTTGCTACAGTTTGTGAGGCGCTTACTGTGTAAGTACCTGTACCACCATTACCAGTGCCAAAGGCAGTAATGTAAGTGCCATTAGTAAGTGATGTTGAACTGTCAAGAAACATACCCACAGTAATTGGGTCACCAGACAACATGGCTGTGACAGTTAATGTGGTAGTAGCAATTGAACCAGTGAAAGTTGAAACAGAAGGGTATTGGTCCGCACCTTGATAGGTAATAGCGGAACCTAAAAATAGATCGTCAGAAAATTGAGGCATTTGATCTTCTCCTTGAAAAGCTTGATCAGATTAATAAAAAGGGGTTGACCTTGTGAGCCAACCCCTATGGCGCTTTAGACGCCGGGTGTGCCGTAAACGGCACGTGGATCGGTCCAACCCACTTGGTAACGCTCAGTTGCTTTGTAACGCATTGAGTCGGTTTCAAAATCACCTTCCATCGTCTTCTCTAAAGCACGACGCATGAGCAATTTCAAACCTTCTGGTGCGTCAGTCTGAACCCACCAGTTAGTGGCTGAAGTCAGACGGCTGATTACTGATGCGCCTTCAGGCAACAAACCAATCGATTTGATTGGGTTGATGTCATTGTTAGCGGTACCAGTGCGCAGAACTGATTTCAACAGCACTTCGGCTTGGAACACATTGCCAGGGGCCACAACCAACTTGACAGGCTGCAACCGGATCTTCTTACCGTTGTTGTCAACGGCTTGACGAACCTGAATCAGCATTTGCTCAAGTGAGGTTTGTGACAGGTTAGCAGCAGTAGATAGCACATTGCTAAATGTACCACTTACCAATGGGTGCGCTGAATTGCTCAACGACACACCGTCACCACCTGTATATGCAGAGTTAAAGGCACGGTTCAATACGTTAGCAGATAGCAATTCTTTGGTTTCCACCAATGATTGAGCCAAATGCTTCGCATATACCTGTCCAATGCGGATATGGTCACCGTCTTCAACCAAAACTTTGGTCAAAGCAAACGCCAAACCGAACACTTGATAGACATAGCGTTGTAAGAACAACACGCCGCCTTGTTGATACGTTACGGGAGAGCCATCAGGTAACTGAGGCGCTGCACCGAAGCCGTATAACACGGGCTCTTCATGGTAGTTACGTGGAATACCGGATTGTTCACGGAAAACCGTGGACCATTCATCGGCACGTTGGTCATAGACTCCGTCGAATGCTTCGTTGAGGATTGGCTCAACTATCGAACGGAAGTCCGTACTTCTCATCGGGGCTGCCATTTGTCAGTCTCCTTATTAAGCAATCGCGGTGTAGGCACCGAAGAATTGCGTACTTGCTAATTGAACACGAACGATAACGTAAGCATCCCCCCATGCATTATCAGGATAAGCAGCAATATCAACAATGCGCATTTGTGCTTGTCCACCACTACCTGCCGCAGTAGATACACCAAGTGTACACTGTGATAAGCCTGTGGTGGTAGAACCCGCAGCAATGTTGCTAAAGTTATACTCATTACCAATAGATGTTTGCGCAATAGTTGCATCAGTTTGGATTTCATAAATGATGTTTAAGTCATTATAGAAATACGCAATGATGTTTGTACCGCTTGTACTGGCAGGCCAGTAGTTAGATACGCGGCGACGGCCAGTAGTATCGGTGAACTCAACGCCGGCAAAAGCGCCTGTTACGGCACCTGTGTTAGCAGCGATGATGATCGTACCGAGTGTACCACCGTTGGCAGTCGTACCGTAAACTACGGGTTGACCCTTCAGTATGTTCGAGGCATAGCCTGAAGTAATTCCGTTTGTAATTGCTTGAGCACGTTCCAACCCAGTTGGGAAGAATGATGGGCGCAAACCAAACGGAGCATTAGTAGCTGACATAGTTACTCCTAAATTGTAAAGCTCTATTCAAAAATAGGAACTTTAGCGGTTTGGTCAAAATTCATGCCGTCACCTTCAATCTGGCCAATACGTTTACCATTACTGTCTTTAGCATTAAGCAGTTGATCTTGTTGTACTTTGATCTTCTCTTGTTCGTCAAGAGGAGCAAGATGATGCATTTCCAGCATAATGTCTTGGTAAACATCTTCTGGCATTTTATAAAGCACCATTTCATTGCAAGCAACAAAACCTTCTAACTCACCGGCTTTCACTCTAAAGTTTTCAAAGCCAGACAATTCGTCAGCTTTTACTGGAGTGTAGCCCATGCGTAGGCGTTTGTGGATAGGGTCATATTGGTTGGTTGTTGATAACCAGCACAAGTGGAAGCCAGGGATAGCTGGCGGGGTCGGAAGCGCTTCTTGAAGCCACTCCGAGCGGAACATCTTACGACGTTCCTCGGAAGAAACCATTTGTTCCTCAGGTGCAGCTCGTGAGGCATCTTGCTGAGCACGACTTTCACGATCTGCTTTATTGTTACGTTTGATACGAGAATCCATGTTTAACCTCTTTTCTGTTGACGATCATATTCAGCATATTTTTTGGCCATCTTATTGCGAAGCTCGATGTTCTCCCACATGCCAGCTTCTTTAATGGCAGCAACGCGATCAGGCGTAAGCCTGTATTCATTGGGTTTTGAATTCCCTGATGTTTCGCGTCCTGAACTTGTCACAACAGATCTCGGTCTTGAGTTTCGTGTATTTGCACTATACACCACATTGTAGCGATGTGGTAAATATTTTTGCAATCTTTCATCTAGTTCTTCCCAGTAATCTTGTGATGATGGGTCATACCCTTCTTCAGACAAAGTCTTGTCCAAAGCCTGAGCAATCTTAGAATCCGCGTCTTTCATTTCCGGATCGTACCAGTTGTTACGCCCCATCCACTCGGCGGCATTTCGCTGAACTGCAATGTCCGGCTGAGAAATGTTTTGCTTAGGGTTAGAAATCTGCCTACTGGCGTTGTCTTTCATTGACTTTAAAGACTCTAGCTGTCGTTGATTCTCATACCAGAGCTCTTGCGCCTGAGTTAAAGCCTCACCTTGACGAGTATTTACAGCTTCCTGCATCTTCATCTTGGCATACTCAACTCGAGTGGACGCATCGTCAATAGCTTTATCCAATCGAGCTAATTCTGCGCCAGAAGTCCTAGACTCTAATGACGCAATGCGGTTGGCAAGGTCAGAATTTTGCTTTTTTAAGGCTGAAACTAAGTGACTTGACTCACGAATCTTCTCACGGTGAAGCTGCTTCTTTAGCCTTCTTTCTTCCCGACGAGCCGCGCGTATAGCTTCCCGCTCAGGGTCATCAGAAACTGCATCTTCTCCATGATTATCATCTTGATCGTCTGAATCGTCATCTTGAGTACCTTTTATAGGTTGTTCTGCTTGAGGATTGTCCTCATTTGCAGGTAAACTAACAATCGCTGAGCCATCTTGTGCCTCATCGATTTGCATTTCCATCTTTTCTGTAGGCGTCATGACAGTTTCCTTTCAAAACTTAAATAAACGCTTTAATTGCACGAGGATCGCCGGTTACTTTACCAATAATCTCATGATCATTGAAAAAAGTGAACAAACTTTTGCCGTTTGCGCCTTTTTCATCGGTAAAATCAATCTCCCAACGGTCTCCGCCCCATTTTGGAACACGAACAAAGTCTCCAAGTTGGCACCATGAACCTTCGGGCCAAGGTTCCATAGTATCCCGCTTCTTAAAGGCCAGCGGGCCAATTGCAATGACTTTTCCAATCATCGTGTTCCATTTCTCAGTCTCTTTTGTCTCTTCTGGTATATAGATACCTGAAGAAGTCACTTTATCTTTCACAGCTCTAAGCTGGACAAGAACTCTGGCCCCATAAGGCGCCATTAGTGGGTCTACGGCTGGAAACGCTTCTGCAAGCGTCTGCTCGATATCATGCGACATCTCGTTTTTCCTCTTCTAAAAGATTGTTAATAATAATCAAGGCTTCATCCAAGCCTAGGTGCTGGCCAACTAACCGCTGATAACTTTCCCAAGTCATTGCGTTGCCTTCTGCCAGAGATAGTTGTATCTCTAACTTCTTGCTGTTAATTTGACCAATGAGATCAGATAGCAGGGACATTAACGTCCTCGACCGGCTGACTTCTTCACTGGGATAGCAATTGCAATAGTCATGCCGCCTTTCATAGGGCCGCCCTTTTTCATTGTTGCAATTTTCGATTTTCCTGCATTGAAGTTGACACCCATATTGCGTTTGTCACCCATTGCAGGAAGTGTTGCTGCTTTTGACTCAGACACAGCACCGCCATTAGCGTACTTATGTACCTTGCCACCTTTTTTCATGACATTACCCTCGGTAATGCCCATTGCCATTTTCTTATGGGCGTTAATTGCTTCAGACATTTTGCTGTTCTCCTAAAGTTTGCTGGATAGCGTTTTGTGCCGTGATTGCAGTCTTTAACTGCTCGTGTTGCAAGTTGGCAGCATCTTTGGTAAGCTCTGCCGACTTGATTCTTTCCTGAACTAGGTTGTTCTCAGTGTTTTCAGCCATATGGGACTGCGTCTTAAGCATGAATTGCTGGTTATTTTGCTGCAATTCAGCAGCTCTAACTTGCATCTCGGCCTGATCCTTGGCTGCTCTACGCTGTGTTTCCGCCATACTAGTCTGCACAAGAGCTTGCGTTGCAGGATCAAGTGGCTGTTGCCCCTTAAGCTGCTGCATTGCCGCAATTGCTTTCTGAATAATAGCCGGAAGCTGTTGGAATGTTGTACCGGTATCTTGGTGAACGTGCTGTGCAACCGCTGCAAGTAGCTTATCAGCATCGTGCGGTAACGTCTGCTCTTTCAATACATTAAAAGGTCTACCTAAAGCTGTACTTGCATAGGCATCTACTTGGTTTAGGTACCATAAAGTAAGGTGCTGCTTGATATGCTCTAGATTGTGAGGTATGAATATAGGCGCCATGATAGGATTTGCGCCATACATAGGGTCCTGCATATAGTCCAAATGCACCTGAATGTGAGCCAAATGATCCTGTTTTGGGAATGCGCCAACTGCTCGATTGAGTGTCATGGCCACATTTTCCAATGCAGGGTTCATTTCCTTTACATCTGCCGGATCAGGTAACACTTCATTGATGTCCGGAAGCTTAATTTGCTTCAAAATCCTACGCTCAACTGCCAAACGATTATATAAGTCAGGATTTGCAGTGGCTCGAGCCGCTAAAGTCTGTATTTGTGCGTATCTTTGTGTCTCTGCAAAGATGTGCGGGTCAGATACAGGAACGATGTCTGAGTTCTTCCGGAAATCTTCCTTTGTAACCCCTAGGTCTTCTACTAAATCATCCTTCCGTTGCTCATCAAAGTACCAACGATTTAATCTTCCAAGGATCTTTAAGACTCTAGCTTGGCTGCCATGCAATCTGGCATGCACAGCGCTAAATACCGCCGCGCCTTGCTCAATCAAAGCTTGTGTAGTACCCACCGGCATGTTGCTATTGGCATCGGCAATCTTCTCTTCAGACGTAGTTACTACGCCTTTGGCTGCATCGGTCAACCAGCCTAACAGCGAGAACAAGACTGGTGAGGGTTGGTTAAACGGGACCGGCATTGCAATCTTACGCACATCATCAACGCCCGGTGCACCTTCAATCTCAGTTACCTGTGTAGGTTCTATTGTCAAACTCTGGCCAGAAATCTTGGCACCCTTGAGCTTGAGCATTGTAGGTGCTGTAGCTATATGAGCTGAATCAAGAAGTGCACGAAGAGAACCGGTAAGAGCGGCACTAAGACCACCAATAAGATGAGGTAGACCAATTGCATAAGCGCCTCGCCAAGGTATGAATTTGAATTCAACCAACCAGTCAAGCTTGTCCATCGTATCATCGCCAAACTCCCAATTACGATACAAACCCACGACTTCAGTCAGGGTTTCATCAACCATCAAGATGTAAGGTGCACGATCGCCTTTAGAAAAGCTATCATCTTCTAGTTCTAGCCATACGTAAATATGGAATACTCGGCGAATGCCGTCAATATTCATACCTGAGCTTTTCTTGCCTTCAATCTTATCGTTGGCTTTTTGTGGCTTAGTCTGCTCAGGCTCTTCACTTGGCTTATAGATGCTAACATCACAGTACAAGCCACGACTAATTCGCAGCTCAAACTCTTCCTCAGTGATGTCATTAACCTCAGTTACGCGGCTTGCTGTGTAAAAGTTAGCCGCTGCAAAAGGTAGATATATGTTATCGATTGGCGTAAACTCAACACAGGGTCTACGCTTTTGGTCGTCATACCAAATCTTAAGGTACTGAGAGCCGCCTAATGGCTGCTGTGTAAGTAGTTGCTCCAGCTCGTCGCGGTATTCCTCAATCTGCTCGGTCAACTGCCAGTTCATGAAGTCCCGCTTGCGCTCAGCACGCTCGGTCTTCTCTTCAGTTACCTCGCCTATGATCTTGGTACGGACCGGTCCGTCAGGTGGAAATAGTTCTTTAATGGCTCGAGCTGAGAAATCAACGCAAGCCTCAGCCATTACTGGGTGAACTACTTTAGAGGCGCCCATAAACTGTGCACCGCCGGGCGCGTCATGGCCTAATCCCGTACGGCGTAAGCCTTCTTCATATTGCTTGTCACGCTCTTCGCGTGCTTCTTTGTCTTTTTCTACAAGGTCAATATACTTAAGCGCCATGCTTGATAGCGTAGAGCGATCAAGCGAATCTGCCAAGTTCTCATAAAAGTCCGGATCGTCTTCTGGACCCTTAAATCTATCTTCAGGAATCTTGATGATAGCTCCACCATCAGGCTGCATCTCAACGTCATTGTCTTGGTCAAACATCTCAAAGATAGAGGGGTCATCCTTCTCTTCATCTTCTTCCGCCTGTGGACCTATAAAGCGGTTATACTCTGTTGGAATCGGCATTTCTGTAGCCATGGTTATTTTCTCCGCATCATAAGTTCGTATTGCATTTGTTCGACGCTAGGAATAGTGCGTACTGTACCACCTTTTTTGTACTTGCGAATTAGACCACCGTCTTTACGCCCTTCAGGCGGAAGCGTAGCATGCACACCATATCTTCTGACAATGGCAGCCAATCTACGACGCTCAGCATCCGTAAGATCGGTAAGCTCACCACCAACCTCATCATCTAAAATAATTTGTGCAAATGCTTCCGTATCCATTGGGTCAGGCAAAGGCGTGCCCTCTTCAATTGCATTGTCTATAACATCACTAAGCATTGTGTATAACTCACGATCTCGAGCAGTAAGAGGTACTGCTCTACCAGTTATACCAAACACATTATCCGGTTGTGGTAGTGCATTTTCTTCAGGTAGGAACTGACGAATAGCTGTAATCGCTTCTCTAATTGCAGTAATATACTGATTCAATTGCTGAGCAGTAAGCCTGCCCATCTGCAAATACACGTTTTCTGCATTTGTAATGTGTGATGATAGTCCAATAGACATAAAGTTTGCAATATATTCTGGAGTTCTACCATCGGCGCGCATCTCTTCAATTTGACGAGCAAACCCTTCTTGCACTTCTGCTAGCATTGCATTAACCTGTGGATCGCCATTTGCGCGATCTGGAGTTAAAGGCGCTTGCATAGTAACAGATAGCTGGTTTATTTCTTGAGCACGTGGTTGTGGTGCTTCTTGTGCAAGCAACGTTTCTAACGCATTAGACACAGATTCTGCAAATGGTTGTCTAAGCTGCTCAGGCAGTCGACGAATACGCGCATCATCAAACACGCCATTACGCAATGCGTAGATTGAACCTTGTACACCGGGCTCGTTTAACTGACCTTGGTTTACACGTTCTTGCTCAAGCAATTCACGCGCCATATCCAATGCATCTTGCGGCGTAAATGCTTGTTGCTGCTCAAGCTGTACAGGCGCCATTTCTTCACGCATTCCACGCAATCTACGTACAACTGTATTAACGCCAGTAAGAATATCATCATAGTCTGCTTGACTGTCTATGTCATGCTCATCCCAGGCCGCGCGGTCTAAGCCTGCATAGTATATGTGTCTTTCATCAAGGTCATCAATCATGCGAGTAATCATGTCCCGCAAGTTTTGTGATGGTATACCTACCGCATTCTCAGTCAATCGATCAACTGAAGTTACCCATACTTCATCTATAAGCCCTGATAAATTGTCGTTGCGACGACGCGCAGCATTTTGTATGCTGTCAAACCGCTCCATCATACGGTCATAGTCAACAACATCTGGCTGCTGTGCCACATTTTGCAATGTACGTACATCATGCAATGCTCTACGCAATGCAGGCAATGTATGACTATCACGTGTGTAAGGGGTTTCTATACCGTAGTCTGCCAACTCTTCCAATGGCATATTTTGTATGAACTGAATACGCCCAGAAAGCTCATCAGCAATTGCAGTAAGTACTTGGTCACGAGTGCCGGCTTGTATATGCGCACCAAATATCTCATCAACAATAAAACCTGCAGCATCATCACGATTAACTATGTCTTCACGAATTGTATTAAGCCGTGGCCCTAATTCATCAGCAGCAGGTTGGCGAGCAACTGGTGGTGGGATTGCAGGTTGCGCAGGTTGTGTATTTGCGCCAAATAAATCGTTAAACGTATACTGAGGTTGATTACCTTCAGGCGGCATTGTGCTAAATCGTATATTGCCAAGTGCTGTTTCAAGACGAGTACGCACCATCATGTTTTCAGCATTTGTAAGACCAGTTGCTTGCTCACCATTTGGTTGATCGGCTAACCGTACTAATAAACGAAAATGCCCTTGTATTTCATTGTTTATCAGCCTTACAACTTCAGCAGGGTCGTTTCCAGCATTTTCAAATTCAACCATTTGAGTTGCCAACGTGTCACCATATTGGGCTAAATACTCATCAGCAGAAGCACTGCCTGTATTTGGCGTAAATGCTGTTTGAATTGCTCTTATAACCGGCACTTGCTGTGCTGCAGGTTGCACAAATGCTGCTTCAGGCTCTTGTGCAACTAACGTTGTCACCATATCTGCAAGCCCACGCAATGCAATCTCAACTAATTCAGAATCTTCCAATTCTGCAGCAACACGTAAACCACGTGCAAATTCTTCAGCCTGATCCGCATCAAGCTGATTTACTCTGCTATTGGTTACATTTTCTGCAACACGATAAGCAACTGTCTCAACACGGTCAGCAATTTGTGCGCCTTCTTCTCTACGAACGCGATTGATAAAGCTATCAATGTTTGCATCAGGATTAAGCTGCGCTCTAGTTTGCACAGGTGGTGGCAATGCTTGTGCAGGTGTAGTTGCTGGACGCGTCTCAACAGGCCCAAAGTATATATTTTCATAGTCTTCTGGAGCATTTGTCGGATCGGGCTCATTAAGCCCTTCATCAGTATCCACAGTATCCAGCACACTCATGAATGCTGTGTTTAAACGCCCACGAGCAATGTTTGATTCTGTATTATTAAGCGCATATCTATCTAATGCTAAACCGGTGCCTGCATCAGTAACCAACTCACGTATGCGCTCTGAAATTGTATCCGCCACATGCATTGCAATGTCATTACTTGTACGGCCTTCACCAAACAAGCGATTTACTTCAGCATCAATTTGATTTTGGAACTCAATCAAAAAGTCGTCAACATCAGGTTCTTCAGTACGCAACGAAAACTCATTGCGATATGCATTGGTAATTTGCTGGTTTACAGTTAGACGTTGCTCTTGCACGTCAGGTTCAGGTGCCTGTTGACGACGTTGCTCTTCTAGCCATTGGCCAATCGTGTCAATGGTAGTTCTTAAGGCCCCTACAAAATCATCAACCTGCCTTGCTGTAAAGCCTACAGTATATTCATTGGTGTTGTTGAATGTATCATTGCGCAACTGGTTAATGTCATTGCGTACGGTATTTGCACTAGACTCAGGCAAATATCCTGCTCGTGTATGTATGTTAATTTGTTCTTGCAAATACGCTGCATAATTATTTAATGCAGTTTCAACTGCAGGGTCATTCTCACGATGCATTGGCACGTCAATCAATTGACGCAAATCAGATAGTCTTTGCTCTACGCCTTGTGGTTGCTGCTGTTGCGGTACAACGTCACGACCATCATCGCCAATGTGAATATTTGCTGCATCACGAAGTCTTTGTGCCGCATCAGTAAGCTGGTCAACAACGCGATCTTGTTGGTCTTGTGAAGTGATGTTGAAATCTTCTAATAC